ATAGTAAGTAAGTATATTCGTAAAAATATTAAATTTAATTTTTATGAAAAAATATTAAATGTAGAAGGATTTGACTATTGGGTCCCAATTAAAACTTTATATTCAGATGGAATTCCACAGGCAGATGTAACCGCTGGTACTTTAGAAATAACATTAAGAGATTTTTATTTCTTTTTAGAATCTATGCCAGCACCTAGAATGTTAGTTACAGAAGCATCTCTTAGTTTTGCAATTAGTTTACTTCTTGATTATATAGGATTTAGTAATTATTCTTTTTATAGAACAGCCAACGAAACAGACCCCATAATCCCATATTTTTTTATTGCTCCAGATCAAACGGTAGCAGAAGTTTTAAATCAATTAGCAGTGTCCACTCAGAGCGCTATGTTTTTTGATGAATATAATAATTTTATTGTAATGAGCAAAAATTACATGCTTCCATCAGAAAATGACAGGGCTTTTAATACCATTTTGTCTGGATCAAACAATCAGGTTGTTGACGGAATTATTGAAAATAAAACATCTGGAACATTGCCAAATATTATTTCAATTGCATCACAAGATAAAAAAGTATATAATAATGGAAAGATTAACTATACAACTAGATATATTAGGAGATCTTACGGCTCTCTTAGTCAGGCAAATGTGCTTGATAAAGATAAAACTTGGATATATACTCCATCACTTTTATGGGAGGTTTCAGGTACTGACCAAACTAAAACAATAAATGAAGTTGTATCAAAACAAAGCAAATATGGTTTAAGCGCAATGCCAATTAACTCAGACTTGCCAGCACTTGCTCCAACAGTTGTAAATCATACAGTAATAAACAATGTTATAGATTTAGGAGAAAATGTTTATTGGTTAACAAGAAATCAGGGATATTTTTATTCTAACGGTGAAATTATTAAATATGATGCTGTGCAATATAGCGTCACTCTTGCAGTTTGGTATCCAATACAGTCTGATGGATCGTTGTCAGAGTCTTTACCAGAAATTGTTTTACCTGGAAGGCTAGCGCCAATCACCTTTATAAGTGATTTAGATAAAAGAGTTGCAAATGGGGAAATTACTGAGGCTCAAAAAGGAGAAGAAATTCAACTATGGAGGTCTTCTCATAGGCAAGGCAGTAGCAATGTTTGGATTAAAAATAATCAAGAGTATCAAAAATATTTTTCATCAATACCATTTAACGCAAAAATTTATCCAACTGGCCTTGTAAGAATACACACTGTACCATTTTATGAAACAATTGATGGAATTACAAGGTTGCAAAATGGTGTAGTTTATGAACATGGTCGTGCACAATTTGGAACTGCAATTACATCGCATATCGCAGGAATAGACCCTTATTGGTCCAATAATGATTATGTAAGAGGTTGCGAAATGCAAACAAAAACTTTATTTACAACAAGTCTGTTGGAAGACATTGTTTTTCCATCAACTACAACTGGAGCAGCAGGAGTTAACAACACAAAAGCCAGACAAACTTCAAGAAACGGAACAGTTAAAGATTTTATGTCTTCAAGTTACGGAACTGAAACATCTGTAAATAAAACTTTGTCAACTAATTCTGGAACAACACAGTCATCAGCATTAATTATGAATGGGCCATCCTTTACAGTATTGGAAAACCCACTAAACTTAGTTTCTTATGTATACAAACAACTTAATAATAGTTATAAACATTTTGGAACAAGGGTTCGCATTGTTGGAAAAATTGAAAATAATGAAAATCGTAGTCAAACTCCTAGTGGAAGCATACCTTATTATCAAGTTTCTGGTATTGCTCCAAATCAGAATTCAACTATTGGTGGTGCTTCTGGCGGATTAGCAGTTCTTCTTAATCCAGAAACAAACAACGGATATTATTTTGAAATAGTTGCACTAACAGAAAATAATATAGAGTCATACTTAAAATTAGATAAAGATAATAAATCAAGCATATCTGTTGACAATATTGTTTTTTATAAAATTAAAAAAGATGCATCAAACACAAATGCAGTTCCAATTAAACTTTGGGGAGGTCTTTCAAAAATTCTTGTTGATAGTGGAGCATTTATTGAACAATCTAGGATTACTGGAGAGCAAGATGTAACGGTCTATGATTTAGCAGTAGAGTATGAAGATATAGGTAAAATAAGAAGATTCTATTTATATATTAATAATCAACTAATTAAAACTGTAGATGATCCAGACCCACTGCCAATATATAATAATATTGCTCTTTTCATTCGTGGATCTTCAAAACTAATGTTTGAAAATATTTATGCATTATCACAAAATTATTCTCAAAATAGTGTGTTTACTGTTGGAGAAACTTTGTCTTCAGTTTTTGGAGATAAAGAAATAAATGTTAGTGAATCCCTTAGAAAATATGCCATGAGTGGAGTTATACAATCAACTTATTTGTCAGGCATCAGCGCTCAACAACCACCAAAATATAACATGTATTTTGATGAATTTGGATCAATAATGAGAGAATGTGCATATTTTGACATTAAGTATGATCGTGCATATCCAGCGCTTTATTCTCAAATATCTCCAACTGTTAATAAAAATAAAGGATATACCCTTTCTGGATTCTATGCGGATTCTTATGGGGCTGAATTTTTAATATTTAATTCTACAGATGCATTTCTTAATCTTGATGAAACAAGTGGAAATTATTTAAAAATTCAGGGAATTACTTTTACACAAGACACCACTCATGAATTAACAGTAGACGAATATTTTAAAAAACGAAGCAACTTATCCGACATTCAAATAAGCAATTCTTCTCAAATTACCTCTACTCTTGTAAAAAAAGAAAAATTTGACAACATAAAAACAAGCAGAATGATTTATGGAAACAACGATTTTACAATAGAAACCCCATACATTCAAACCCAGGATGACGCTGAAGAATTGATGGGATGGTTTATTGATAAAGTTATGATACCTAAAAAATCAATTGGATTAAAGATATTTGCCAATCCGACTATTCAATTAGGAGACATTGTAAAAATTAATTATAAAGATTCAAATAACTTAGATTTAGTAACTTCAGAAAATTCTAGATTTATAGTATATAATATTGAGTACACAAGAAAAATAAACGGTCCTGATATGACTGTGTATTTGGTGGAGGTATAAAATGGGAGCATATTTAGAAAACATTTTTAAGAAACCAGCATCTAAACCTACAGCACCTAAAATTACAACACCAGATAACACAGCGTTTGGGTTAACAAGTCCAACGCCAACACCAACTCCAACACCAACAGCAAGTCCAACACCTAAAATTACAACACCAGACAACATAGCCTTTGGTTTAACAAATACAACAAAGGCAAAGGCACCAGAGGTTGTTAGTTCGCCTCAAGGAGATGTTGTCAATTTAGTAAAAACAGTAAATACAGTTCCAGCCCCATCAGTTAATGTAACTGCAACACCGCCTTCTCCATCAGTAAATAACTTAAATTTACCACCTACAACATTAGCAATAAAAACTGCAACTCCAGATATAGTTTTATTTGATGAAGAAGCCATAGATATAGATGAAGTGTTTGATTTAATATTTGAAAATGTTGGTGCACTAGAACTAATAAGCATTTCAAGGTCTGATATTATTAATGGACAAAAAATATCTTATCAACCAGTTAAAAATTTATCTAGCATACAACAAAGGTATAATCCAAATAATATTATTAGTCTTCAACAAACTGCAGATAAATATTTTGCTGGATTTTCTATAAAACTAGAAGACAAAATTCCTAATGAAGGAAATGGGGAAAATGGAAAAAATATCTATATTGATGAGGCAAGTGGAGATCTAATTATTGAGTTAGTTAATTTAAACAATGATGAACAGGTTGAGACTCAAATTACGTTAAGTGGTACAATATATGAGATAAACCTTGGAGACTATACATCATGATAACAAACACTGGTAAAACAATTATTGGCAAATATTTACTTGGCCAAGCACCAGCATATGCATCTTATATTGCTGTTGGCTGTGGAGCAACTCCGCTAGATATCGGTGATTCAATGGGAGATTATTCAACAAAAACAAATCTAGACTTTGAAATGTTTCGTGTTCCAATTTCCTCTAGAGGTTTTGTTAATGAAAATGGTGTTGATAAAATTGTATTTACCGCAGAGTTACCCACAGAAGAAAGATATGAAATATCTGAAATTGGAATTTATTCAGCAGGATCTAATCCATCTGCTGGAGCCTATGACAGTAAAACAATATTTGCATTTTCACAAACAGAGAATTGGCAATATCATACTGCTAGTGCAGTAGGAGGTATTAGCACATTTTTAGGAGCACTTGACGCTCCTTTAAATGATAATGTTATTTCAGTAGCAAATTCTGTTTTTCAAACCAATGCAGATAATTCAACATTTTTTAAATCACCAAGAGTTGAAAGATATGAAAGAGCAAGATTTTTAAATAACGTTATTTTAATAAAAGGCAATGAGGCTGATCTTGACATTGAATCCGACAGTGGTCCAACACAAGATACTTTTACAATAGGAGCAGGATCAAACTACATTAAATTAAGCGGGACAACCGTTGATTTTACAAAAAATTCTCCGACAGACGAATTAAGACTAGCATTTTCAATAGTAAACAAAGATGGAACATATGCTGTAGGCACTCAACCAGAAAGAGCCAGAGTTTTAGTTTCATTTGAAAATACAAGCGGAACAGAGTTTGCAAGACTTGAAGCAGAGGTTGCTGACGATAGTAGTGGAGGACAATACGATTTTGCTACACAAAGATATTTTGTTGTAACAAAACAACTTCAACAATTATATAGAACATCTGGGTTTGATTGGAATGCTGCTTCTGTAGTTAAGGTGTATGCATGTGTTCTTGATGGAGTTAATCCGTCTGAAAACTATTACGTAGCCCTAGATGCTTTAAGATTAGAAAATATTGCTACAGTAAATCCACTTTATGGATTAACTGGGTATTCAGTAATACAAACGTCAGATGCATCAACAGTAATTAAAAATCCAAATACTAGCAATTACATTGAATTTAGATTTTCGGTAGATGTTTCTGGGGGAATAATCTCATAATGCCAGATCAAGGAATTAAAAAGGTTATAATAAAAAAGGCATCTTTGCCACCATTAGACCATAATAAAATTGGATATGTTTTTAGATATAGGATTATTTCCGAAGATAAGAATAGAACGTCTCAATGGTCTCCAATAAATCTTGTATTGGATGACTCAATTACCACCGTTACTGGAGCAGTACAGGTCTTATCATCAATTATTAGTGCCGTTTGGGGAGATGAAATAAATAGACCAAAATATGATATTTTTGTTGGATTTGATGGTGTTACAGCAACCTATCACGGAACAACGCCAATCCACTCGTATCAATTTAT